GAAATGAAGTCATTCACTTCTGCATTTGATTTTAGGTAAGGTAAAAAGTTAATGTTTGAATACTGCTTACCTTCTAAAGTCGATGCGATGATTGATTTCATCTGATCTTCCTTGAAGAAGGGATTTGTGATGCAGCAACTCAAAAGATACTTCGGATTATTACCATAACGCTCAAGCCATGTTTTAATGATTTTAGCGGTATGCTTGCGATGCTCAAACTTACCCATGAGGCCGAAATGAATTCTTCCAGGGAGATACTTCTTGCCCGTTACATTGAATGACGGGTCGAAACCTAGAGTAAAAGGCTTCACGTTGTCGCATCCGACATTCTCAAATTTTTCCACAGAATAAGCGGACGATAAGAATGTCTTTGTCTGAAGATCAACAAGAGTCTTTTCAACCTTAGTCGGCTGAGAGCACTCATAAAATGAAAGGAGATATTGCTCCTTTGTTTTGCGGTTCTCGCTGCCGTTAAGGTGCCAAAGCTTAATGGTAGGAATGTCCTTTTTAAGCAGGTCGAATCTGCCATCAATAGAATTTTGAATCCATTTAGAAAACTCAGGATCAATTGTATGAGCCGAAGCATCAGCATTGTTACCAATTGGAAACAAGCCAACTTCATGACCAGCCTTCCACATTTCACGCAAAAGATTAACGGCCACATTCCCAAATGAAAGGGAGTTAATTGGGGCTTCAAAAATAAATTGCATAAATATTAGAAAGGAATATCTTCATCGTCGCCAACTGTGCCAGCCGACTCGACTTCATCATTCTGAGATTTGTTTTGAACAGGTTTAGATTCTGGCTTGGCAGCTTTAGAAGATTCTGAATTAGCTGTCAGCTTTTCAAATTTAGGAACGAAGTTTACTCTATCAGCCACGATAAGAGTTTTCACAACCTTCTTACCTTCCTTATCAGTGTAGGAGTCTGCTTTTAGGCGACCCTCAACAATAACTCCAGAACCCTTCTTGAGAACCTTGCCACAAGTTTCACCTTGCTTATCCCAAACATCGACGCTCATGTAAAGCGTTTCCTGATCTTTGGAGCTTGCTTCATTGTAAGCGATTCGCATATTAGCGATAGCTTTGCCTGTTTTTGTGTAGCGAACTTCTGGATCAGCTACTAGATTTCCGAATAGGACTGTTCTATTAATCATAACTTATGTTTTTTCTAATTTCTTTGATGAATCTTGAATGAATATTAATACAACCTTGTATTGATAATTTTAACTTTTTAGCAATCTTTTTCCAAGGAGTAAGTTTATTCCTTTTTCCATTTTTATAACGCATGTCAAAGATTTTTCTTACTCTAATATCTGGACATTCTTCCGCTAACTTAAATACTCTATCAAGAATTTCTCTCTTATGTGTTTCTTCAGAAACATCTTTTTCAATTAAAGTTTCTGAGCATTGAGAAATGTCGGAGTATTCATATTTTTTAGCTTTATTATTGATATTTAAACATTTCCATCTAACTTCATATCCGAGATATGTGCTAAATTTAATCTTTCTAGAAGAGTCGTATTTTAAAGCTTTTTCGTAAATGAATAAGTCTTTCTCATCTAGAATGTCATTCTTATTTACATTGCTCTGATCAGAAATGGTCATATTAACCATCTGAGTATAAATTCCAGAATGCCTACAGATCAACTCTTTCAAAGAGTCTTCGTCTTGATCTTTTTTGATTTTTTCAATAAGGGATAAGTCGTCTGACATTTTTCGATGGTTTCCTCGCTAAAGCAGTTCTGAAAAAAAGCATAGCATATATCTGTTAAAGGTTGCTTGTTATCGTCTCCAAAAGTTTGCCACACAAATGAAGCGTCAGATTTTCTAGACAAAATAGGATCGTTATGCCTCTCTTCTTCGTTTGGAGCTTGAATGATATTTCCAAAATCTCCAATGCGAGAAATATGAATTAAAATTCCGCCATTGTTTTTGACCCAATCTGCTTCGTTCTCATAACGAATATCTGAAATGATATTTAGAGTGTCTGACTTCAATTGCTTTTCCAGAGCTTCAATCCAGCAATTATCATTATTTTTGCGGCGGATATGAGTTCCCCAAAATACTAGAAATGGGCGAATAACTGCTTTTTCTTCATCCGTCAAATTAAACACATCAATTCCTAATGCCTTTTTGACAAAAGGTTTTACTTCTCGCTTCAACTCATCGGCTAAAGCGTATCGTTTAGCTTTGATACCAAGCTCGTTAAAGATTTCTACGAAACCATTAGCAAGGGTATCCTTGCCACTGCGAGCTACTCCTGAAATTCCTATAATCATAATCCTGAGCTACCGAAACCTCCTTCGTTGCGATCACTATCTTCTAGAGAGGATACAAATTCAATTACTGGGTGAAAATGCTTTTTGAAAACAAGTTGGCAAACTTTATCGCCTTTTTTGTAAATCATATCTAAGTCCACTTCCGCCCTAAGCGATCCATTTGAGAGGATAAATAAATCTTCTGGTTGGAGAATATATTTAAATCTAACCTTGATAGACCCTCTATATCCAGAATCTACAATGCCCACTGAGTTAGCAAGCAGTAGATTATATTTGCTAATGCTTGAGCGCGGGAAAACAAAAGTATAGATGTCTTCGTTTGGAGAATTCACAGGTTGAAATCCATCAACCTTTAAACCTAAGTCGTATTCGATATAATCAATTCTAGTCCAAAAACCTTCTGAGCATTTCGACCCAACAATATTAGGTTCTGAAACTGCACAAACATCATAGCCAGCATCACCTTCTTTTGAAGGCGTATTGACTACTCCCTCTTCGTCAAGGAGAAAAATATAATGTGGAAAATTACTCATTGCTTACCTGTAAATCTTTAGCTAAATCATGAAAACCAGCATCGGCTAAAACAACTGGCGTATAGAAATACGTTGCTGATTCTAAATCTTCAATAATTTCTTGACTCATGATCAGAGAACCAATCACAAAATTTGGTTCGTCTTTTTCAGCAAAATGAGTCAACGCCTCGATCACAGCTTTTGAGGCTGCATCTGCGCAATCTTCTGCTTGAACAATTGAAGTCCAACCACCACTTTTGCAGATAAAAATTTTCTGCTTTGATTTTTCAGGAATAAACATGGTTTAGATTAACTTTGGGGAAATGTTCTGTCAAGAACTTTTACCATTTATACGGTAGTAAATTCTATATAACTTTAGTATAAATAATAACTTTTAAGTAACTTCTACGTTTTGATTGAGAACACAGAGGGGTACGAGGGGAGGGAAAGCATTCTTTCAAAGTTTTTTCAGAAATTTTTTAATAATGCAAAATTCTTGCTTTTTCTGATGTGAAAAAAGGACTCTTTTTACTTGAAACTTGCTTGACTAAAAGGCCAAAGAGGTGTAATATATCAGTATGATTAACGAAGAAACCCCAAAGACGATTTTTGACGAACAAATTGCCCGAAAACCAGATAGATACTCTTGGGCGCAAGAGTTTATCGCTGTTATGCATGAAGGCTTTTGGACTCACAAAGAATTTAGCTTTTCAAGCGATGTACAAGATTTTAAAGTAAACCTCTCAGAGGAGGAGAGAGAGATTATTGTTCGCACTCTTTCTGCAATCGGCCAGATCGAAGTTGCCGTGAAGAAGTTCTGGGCCAAGCTTGGAGACAACCTCCCACACCCTTCCCTTAGCGATTTAGGTTATGTAATGGCTGGGGTTGAAGTGATTCACAACAATGCTTACCAACGCCTGCTAGAAGTCTTGGGAATGGAGGATATTTTCGAACAAAATCTAAAGCTAGATGTTGTCTCTGGCAGAGTTAATTATTTGCGCAAATACAATCACCGCTTCTACAAAGACTCCAAGAAGCAATATGTTTATGCGTTGACTCTTTTCACTTTGTTCATTGAGAATGTTTCTTTGTTTTCTCAGTTTTATATTATTCTTTGGTTTGGCCGTTATCGCAATGTGCTAAAAGACACTACTCAACAAGTGACTTACACCAAAAACGAAGAGTTAATCCACGCCAAAGTTGGCACAAAGCTCATCAATACTATTCGCAAAGAGTGCCCAGAATTGTTTGATGAAGAGTTGGAAACTAGAATTCTTCACGAAGCTGGACAAGCTTTTGATGCTGAATCTAAAATTATTGATTGGATTGTTGGAGATTGGAAAGACAAGAGAATTTCTAGCGATATTTTGAAAGAATATATCAAAGCTAGAATCAATGATTCTTTGAAAGAAATCGGCTTCTCACCATTATTCTCTATTAATGAATCTCTGGCTAGAGATTATGAGTGGATGGATGAAGAGGTTCTCGCAAACAATGCGGTAGATTTCTTCTATCAACGTCCCGTTGATTACGCCAAAGCAAACAAAACTTTTGAAATTGACGATCTAATTTAATTTATAACATGAGCAAATACTACTGGTTAAATGAAAAATCTCGCGAATTCCTTTCTCGCGGTTATGTCAGAGAAGGTCAAACAGCAGAGCAAAGAGTTCGAGAAATTGCTGAAGCTGCCGAAAAGTATTTAGGATTAAAGGGTTATGCGGACAAGTTCGAGGATTATATGTCTCGCGGCTGGTTCAGCTTGTCCTCTCCTGTTTGGGCTAACTATGGCCTAGAGAGAGGTCTTCCCTGCTCATGCAATGGTTCTTATATCGAAGATACCATGGAAAGTATTCTTTATAAGAATGCTGAAATTGGAATGATGACTAAAAATGCCGCTGGAACTTCTGCTTATTTTGGTAAGCTACGCCATCGTGGAGCAACTATTAGCAGTGGTGGAACTTCTAGCGGGGCAGTGCATTTCATGGAACTTTTTGACAAGGTTTCTAATGTTGTTTCTCAGTCCAGCGTTCGTCGCGGTTCTATGGCGGCTTACATTGACATTGATCATCCTGATCTCGAAGAATTCCTTCGCATCAAGGGAGAAGGGCACCCTATTCAAGATTTGAGTATTGGTGTTTGCATCTCTGACGAGTTCATGGAAAGCCTCATCAATAAAAATGAAAAAAATCTAAATATTTGGGGCCAAGTAATTAAAAAGCGTTTTGAAAGTGGCTATCCATACATTCAATTCACTGGCACCGCTAATAAAAATGCTCCCAAAGTTTATCGCGATAAAGGAATTAAAATTCACGCCTCAAATCTCTGCAATGAGATTCAACTATCTTCCGATGCTGAAACCTCTTTTGTTTGCGTGCTTTCTAGCATCAACCTGCTCCACTATGAAGATTGGAAGAATACTGATGCGGTTGAAGTTTTGACTTATTTCTTAGACACTGTTACTGAGGAATACATCAAGAAAACAAATAATATGCCATTCATGAGCGCTCCTAATAAGTTCGCCGTTGAACAGCGAGCAATTGGCCTTGGTGTTCTTGGTTGGCACTCCTATCTTCAAAGCAAGAGAATTGCTTTTGAAAGCATGGAAGCCAAGCTATTGAATGCTCAAGTTTTTAAACTCATTGATCAAAAGAGCTTGAAGGCAAGCAAAGAATTGGCTGAGAAATATGGCGAACCAGAACTTCTCAAAGGCTATGGAGAAAGAATGGTGACTCGTCTTGCTATTGCTCCAACAACCTCTTCTTCGTTTATCCTTGGTCAAGTTTCTCAAGGCATTGAACCTCAGAATTCAAATTATTATGTTAAGAAGCTGGCTAAAGGCTCCTTCACATACAAAAATCCATACCTCAAAGAACTTCTAGCTGAAAAAGAAAAAGACTCTCAAGAAGTTTGGAAAAGCATTCTCGAACAAGGAGGCTCAGTTCAGCATCTAGATTTCTTAACTCAAGAAGAGAGAGATGTATTTAAGACGTTTGGAGAAATCTCTCAAAAAGAAATTGTCATTCAAGCTGCGCAGCGCCAAAAATTTATTGACCAAGGGCAGAGCTTGAATCTCATGATTCCTCCGTCTGCAACAATTGGTGAAGTTGGAAAACTTCTTTTCTTTGGTTGGCAGCAAGGAGTTAAAGGATTCTATTATCAGCGTTCGAGCAATCCTAGTCAACTTTTAGCCAGATCATTGAACGAGTGCAAATCTTGTGAAGCGTGATTTTATTAATTTCATTAACATGCATTTGGTTGATTTGTTTATGGGTTAATTGGCGAACTAAAAATTTTGAATAACAAATGCTAGAAAAAATATTTTTTTAAGTGTAAAAATAGATCATGGAAGTAGATTTCTCTCAACAAATTATAGAAGCTAAAAATCGTTCTGGCCCAAAGAGTTCCGCACAGACTCCAGCAAAGCCAGATGAGCGCAAAAAAGGTTCTAAAATTAATGAGCCAGGTTCTGCTGGCACTACTCCAGACGCTAAAGAGCGTGCGAAAGAAAATCTTGAAAAGAAAGATGAGAAAGAAGTCGTTAAGGCTGAAATCAGCTTTAACGATAAAATCATCAATTCTCTAAAGAAGAAAGTCGAAGATCATAATTCGAAACATAGTAAAAAAGTAAGCGTTTCTCAATTAAAGAAAGTTTATCGTAGAGGTCTTGGCGCTTTTAGCTCAAGCCATCGTCCAGGTAAAAGTCGTCAACAGTGGGCCATGGCTCGCGTTAACACTTTCTTGAAAATGATGCGCGGCGAGAAAGTCAAAGACGCATACAAAGCTGCCGATGGCGATATTGCCAAAGGTTCAGAGGCTTTTGATCACAATCATGACTTCTATGATTTTGAAGAAATTGAATGGCAGTTGGCTTACATCAATTTGATTGAAGCTGGTGTTTTAGAAGAGGAAATGAATGTCTTCAACGAAGATGTTGATTATACTGAGGCTGAGCAAAAAACTCTAAATAAACCTTTTCGATTGCCTTCAGGCTCCAATAAGAAGTTTGGAGTTTATGTTAAAAATGATAAAGGCAATACTGTGATGGTTAAGTTTGGCGACCCTAATATGGAAATCAAACGTGACGACCCTGAACGCCGCAAGAATTTTCGCGCTCGCCATCAGTGCGACACTAATGTTGGCCCTAAATGGAAGGCGAGATACTGGTCTTGCCGCTTTTGGAGTAAAAGCCCTGTGTCAAAAATGACAGCGGAAGAATTGGATAAGCTAGACCCAATTGAAGCTTTCTATATTAAACAAGAAGAAAGATTAGCGTCTTTAGAAGATGGAGGTTTTGAGGAAAACGAAATTCCTACTCAGGAAGAAATTTTAGCTCTTGACCCTCTTTTGGACAATGTTTATTACATTGAAGAAGAAATTGGCGTTTAATATGTAGAAAATTCATACTATTCACGTATCATCTACGTGTTTAGTATTTATCATTCTGCTTTTAATTTAATTAAGCATGGATTTGTAGGTTGGCAACAAAGCTTACAGAGTTCATGCTTATTCGCTGATGAGGTTGTCATTGCTGTTAACACATCTACAGATGGCACTAAAGAAGAGATCGAAAAGACTCTTTACTCATACAGTAATTGGAAAATTCTCGAAACAGATTTCTCATATCAAGACCCTTGGCTCGACGGTAAAATCAAGAACGAAGCCTTGCAAGCTTGCACTCAAGACTTTAAGATTCAACTTGATCTTGACGAATATATTCCCCTCTGGCAAAAGCCGATCTGGGAGAATGTTGCAATGCAATTAACTTTTCATCCCGCTCAGTGCGTGGCAGTAGCATCAGTTAATTTGTATAAAGATTGGAATCACCTATCTTCAATTACTAACAAGCAGTACCTTCACAGGGGCACTGCATATCGCGCTCCATCTATTCACGCTCGCAAACCTGATGGTTCCATTAACACAAAGATTAGTGATGGCTGCGACTTAGTTGATGCACTTGGAAATTTCGCCACTACAATTCCAACGCCAAACGATCAAAGTATTTTGGAGCAAAATGTGGCTCCATTTGTGGTGCATTTTGGATATGTTGATCTTGATTCTCGCTTAAAAAGGAATCATGAGTTCTGGCATGAACATTGGTATGTTGAAGGTGGTGGCCAAGACCCCGCCCATAAAATTCACATGAAGCATGAGGATTTCGAATATCCCTATATTGAGCACAAGTTAAAATTATGATTAAAGAAATATTAAATGAATTAAAGCCATATTCTTTACCATTTAAAATGGTAAGGGTTGGAAATCCATTAAGGGATGGCGGATATGGTTTGTATGAAAAGTTTACTTTAGAAAGTGACGCCGTTTATTCTTTTGGTGTAGGCCAATTACCTGAACAAGTGGAATTTGATCGTCAAATGGCCGCTATTGGTAAAAAAGTTTACATGTATGATTATAGTGTAGATGGCCCTCCAGTTAATCATGAAAATTTCTTCTTTCATAAAGAATTCGTTTCATCTCAAAATGCTTATGAGTTTTTAAAAATTAATGGAGACTTAGATAAGAAAAATCTTTTAGGTCAATTTGATATTGAAGGTTCAGAATACGAAATGATCCTCAATGTAGATAATGATTTTTTTAATCATTTTTCTCAATTATCTATTGAATTCCATTACCTAGATCAAGTCAGAGAGGATCAATTAGAAACATTTAAATTGCTAAATGATAGATATTATATTTATCATTTACATGCCAATAATCATGGCAAGAAAACGGACGAGTCAGGAAAAATACCAGAGACTTTAGAAATCTCTTATTTAAGAAAAGATAAGGTTGAAAATATTGCACCTTACCTAGATAAGAATCCAAGGCCGATTATAGGAATTGATAAGCCATGCTGCCCTTGGGAACCAGAATTCTTTTTAGAATGGTGGTGTAAAGATGAATAAATATAATATAACCGCATTTTCAGTATTTGACGAAAACTTCAAAATCATGCAGGATTTTGTAGAAGCTAGGAATATAGAGTATTTTAGTCAGAAAAATATTCAATACCTTAGTTTTTCGGAGAACTTAAAAAAATACTCTTCTCCAAGAATGTCTGATAAACATCAGAAATATTGGACAAAGATTTTTATTTTAAAAGAGTTGCTTGAAAGAAATTCAAATGAAGATTGGTTTTTTTTAATGGACTCAGATGTTGTGGTTGTAGATAGTGATTTTGATTTAAATATATTTCCAAATTTAGTTCCAATCCATAAAGAATTTATTGTTTGCGATACAGATCAAAATTATTCAGATAAATTTTGGAATGTCAATACTGGAGTTTTTTTCTGTAAAAATACAAGATACATGCTCGAAATCATATCAGATATAGTTAATATAGCGATAGAAAATGATTTTTTTGTAGAGCAGCCAATCTTTCAAGAAATGTTATCCGTCAATTACAAAAAACTTTCAGATAAAACAGCCATCTTTCCAAGCACGGCTTTCAATCATGAAGGGAAATTTTTATATCACGCTTGTAATTTTTCTACTTTAGATATGGATTTTAAAAAAGCCATAGAAGAAAAAACTAAATTTTTAAAAAATATTTGTATTAATCAATAATGAAATCAATCATTATCACTGGCATTACTGGTCAAGACGGCTCCCTAATGGCCGACTACATTCTCAACAATACTGACCTCTTTGTTTATGGAGCGCATCGACGTTTGAGCGTTCCTAATCATCAGAATATAGAACATTTAAAGAATCATGAACGATTCTCCACAATTGATCTAGACATCACTGATCCTGAGAATATCAATCAAGTAGTTCGAGAAATTAAGCCAGATTATTTTGTTAATTTTGCCGCTAATTCTTTTGTTGGCAATAGCTGGAAAATGCCAATCAATCACATGCAAACAAACTGCATGGGAGTTCTCTATTGCTTGGAAGCCATTCGCAACTTCTCGCCTGAGACAAGATTCTATAATGCTGGAAGTAGCGAACAGTTCGGAGACGTGATCTACTCTCCGCAGGATATTAATCATCCTTTCCGTCCGCGCTCTCCGTATGGCGCTGCAAAGTGCGCTGCACATCATCTTGTAAAAGTCTATCGAGACTCTTACAGCATTTACGCTGTTCAAGGCATCTTGTTTAACCATGAAGGTGTCCGTCGCGGAGAAGAGTTTGTAACGCGCAAAATCGCAAAGAACGTCGCAATAATCCATAACGCAAAGGATGATAATGAGCCATTTTTTCCTATGGAGCTTGGTAATCTTGACGCCAAAAGAGATTGGAGCGATGCTGAAGATTTTGTGAGAGGCGTGTGGCTTATGTTGAATCAAAATAGCCCTAAAGATTATGTTCTCTCAGCTAATGAAACTCATTCAGTCCGAGAGTTTGTAGAGCTAGCATTTAAAGAAGCTTTTATTGATGGCGAATGGTTTGGCAATGGCGTTGAAGAAGTTTTTCTAGATAAAGAAACGAAGCAAAAGCTTGTTGTTATCAATCCAGCATTCTATCGCCCAGCCGAAGTTGAACTGCTTTGGGGCGATTCAAACCCAGCTAGACAAGAGCTTGGCTGGAGTCCAAAAACATCTTTCTCAAAACTTGTTGAGAAAATGGTTGCATCAGAGCTTGGATGGCCTTACAATTAATTTTATGAATCATTATTATCAAAATATAGGGGAAGATTGGTTTAATTTTCAAAACATCTACAAGATGGCTGTAGAAAATTTTGACCACGCAAAATTTATCGAAATTGGAAGCTGGAAAGGTAGAAGTGCCTGTTTCATGGGTGTTGAAATTCTTAATTCTAAAAAAAGTATTGACTTTTACTGTGTAGATACTTGGTCTGGTAGCGAAGAGCACAAAGACATGGATATTATTAAAAATGACTTATTGTATAATGAATTTTTAAAAAATATTGAGCCTATTTCTAGCGTAATTAAACCAATTAGAAAAACATCAGAAGAAGCTTCTAAAGATTTTGAAGACGAGTCTTTAGATTTTATTTTTATTGATGCTGGGCACGATTATGAATCTGTAAAAGAAGATATTCAACTATGGTTTCCTAAGTTGAAAAGGGGTGGTATTTTTGCTGGTCATGATTACCATCCTAGTTGGCAAGGAGTTGTTCAAGCTGTAGATGAATGGTCTTTATTTAAAAATAAAAGAATTTTTACGACTGGAACATCTTGGATGTATTTTAACACAGATGACTTGAGTAAATTTTTATCTTGCTAAAAAATACTTGCATTATGCTTAATGCGGTATATAATAGTTAGTGACTAAATCAAAGAAACCAAATAAAAAACTCATAGTTTCTAAATTTGTCGAGATTCCCGCTAAATCAAAGCGGGAGTTTTGGCAGCGTGAATATATCTTACTCAATCGTTTAATTGAGAGGTATAGTTTGGAATTTCTAGAAAATACTTCCTTTTCTTTCAAAGGGGAAAGTTTAGCTATTCTTTTTGCGGCCAAGATTCTAAAAGACCTTGATTTAAGATTCAAGATTTATAACTCTTGTCTAAAGAAGGAGACTGAAGTGATCGTATTACAAGACGATCCATCAATTGAAAAACGGCAAATCGCCAAGAAAACTAAAACAATTAGAGACTTTTTAAATGGCCAAGACTAAAAATACAGAAGAAAAAAAGACGACTTCATCAGATATTCTGAGCACGTTCTTGAAGCAGAATTCAGAAGATCACTACAACTTTGAAGAAACTGTTGACTATAAGGTGTCAAGCGGTTCTTTACAACTCGATTTGCAGCTTGGTGGTGGCTTCGGCCCAGGACTTCACCGCTTTGTAGGAATGAATGAAGGCGGTAAAACCAGTGAAGCATTGGAAGTGATGAAAAACTTCCTTGTCGAGATTCCAAACAGTAAAGGCTTTTACATCAAAGCTGAAGGTCGCCTTTCTCCAGAAATGCAAAAACGTTCTGGTATTAAGTTCGTATTCACTGCTGATGAATGGATTGCTGGCACCTGCTTTGTATTTGAAAGCAATATTTATGAGACTGTTGTTGACGCAATGCGCCAACTTGTTTCTAAAAATGAGGAGGGAATTAAGTTCTGCTTTTTGCTTGATGCCGTTGACGGTTTGATTGCAAAGAACGACATGGACAAATCCTTTGAAGAAAGCGCTAAGGTCGCTGGTGGCGCTGTTATTGCGGCAACATTCATGAAGAAGCTTTCTATTGCTCTCGCAAAGCGCGGGCACATGGCCATCTTTATCTCCCAAGTAAGAGCAGACATTAAGCTCGATCCATATTCAAAAGCTCCAGTTCGTCAAACTTCTGCAACTGGCGGCAATGCTCTTCTCCACTTTGCCAATTGGATTCTAGAATTTGAGCCGCGATTCAAAGGTGATTTGATTCTTCAAAACCCAAGCGATAAAACTATTGACGTTCAAAAAAATCCTCCAGTTGGACATTGGGCTAAAGTCACTGTAAAGAAATCTCCAAACGAAAAAACAAACCTAACTATTCCATACCCTATTCGATATGGAAGAACTGGCGGCAAATCAATCTGGATTGAAAAAGAGATTGTAGATTTGCTACTTGCTTGGGAAATGGTAATTAAGGGCGGCGCTTGGTTTTCCCCAAGCGAAGACTTTTTGCAAATGCTCACAGAGGTTGGTATGTCTTTTCCTGAAAAGATTCACGGCGAAGCAGCCTTATTTAAGGCTATCGAAGAAGACTCAGCTTTGTTAAAATATCTAGTCGAATATTTCCGCAAGATGATCTCCAATGAAGTTTAAAACAATATATGGTAAAGAGAAGACGTTAAAGAATTCTCGCCAATACCTTATTGATTGGAATAAAAAAACTCGTAGTAAATTTCAAGACGAGGTTAAAAAATTCCTATACAGTTATTGGAAAGACGATGTTGTTTTTGAAGAGCTTAGGTTAGTCGAAACCCGACTGACCTTTGACTTTTTCAACGCGAATAGAAAAATAGCCATTGAAGTTCAAGGGCAGCAACACACAAAGTTTGTTCCTTTTTTTCATGGCAATCGCATCAAGTTTTTACAGCAATTAAAAAGAGATTCAAAGAAGTGTGATTTTTGTGAAATCAATGGTTTCAAATTAATTGAAATCTACGACGTTAAAGAATTGACAAAAGATTTTTTTGAATCTCATGGAATTTATTTATAATATTTAATATGGGAAGAAAAAAAAATCTCGAAGAGCAGATGCCTAAATTTCACATGCCTCCAAACCTCATTGATCAACTCTATGAGTTAAGTGGAAACGCAGATAAATACAAAGGAGTTATTGTTGCTTATATATCAGAAGATGGAATTCCTTTGATTTACGCCAAATACGATTCTCAAGTTGTGGAATTTGGCATGAGAAAAGCAATGGAAAAATATTTAGAAAACATTGAGGCTTCTGAATTCACCATTGACCCAAACGAAGATTTCGGACAAGAAGGACTTGACCAAGATGAATGATCGTGTATCGTATAGATAGCATGATCTATTCTTACGAACTTGAGAAACAACTTTTGGCAGGGTTAATTAAAAACCCTGAAAACTATTTTGATATTTCAGCCTTCATTAACGAAAAAGACTTTTATAGCGAAGATAACAGTTTAAATAAAACAATCTTTACTATTGTTCGTCAAGCGTTAGAGGCTCACGAAGATATTGATGATGTAATCATCGCTCAGAGAGTTCAAAATCTTGGAATCTCATTTGACGATGTTGTTAATGTTGCAGAATATGTAAAGTCTCTTGGCATGAGAAAGGTTTCAGAAGGAAGCCTTATTAAAACAGCCAGAGAGCTTAAAAAATACACAATCAGAAGAGAAATCTACGAGTCTTCTCAATCTATCGCTAAGAAGATGAAGACTCTGCCTGCTGAGAGCAGTTATTCTGAAATCATTTCTGTAGCTGATAAAGAGTATAATAGTCGAATCAACCAATACGAAGTTGGTAACGACTCTCCAGAAAACATCTACGATGAAATGGAGAAACTCATTGAAGATCGCGGCTTAAATCCCGTCACCGAATTTGGCATGATGGGGCCGCATGAGAGAATCAATGATATTTATGGTTCCCTCCTACGCCCAGGGAATATTACCGTTGTTGTTGCTCGATCTGGCGTTGGCAAGACTCAGTTCTGCATGGACTACAGCACGAAAGTAAGTTTGAAATACAATGTTCCAGTTCTGCATTTTGATAATGGAGAAATGAGCAAAGAGGAACTTATCATGCGTCAATGTTCTGCTCTTAGCGGCGTTCCCATGCACTTGATTGAAAGCGGTCAATGGCTTCGCGCAGGCAAGGAAATTGTTGACAAGGTTAGAAGTGTTTGGGCTAAAGTTAAGAAGCTTCAATTTTATTATTATAATGTTGGCGGCATGGATGTTGATTCCATGATTAATACTTTAAAACGCTTTTATTATTCTAAAGTCGGCAGAGGTAAACAAATGATTTTCAGCTTTGACTATATCAAAACAACTTCTGATATGGGCGGTGGAAGCAAAACAGAATGGCAAGTTGTTGGCGAAATGGTTGACAAATTTAAGAGATGCGTTCAGAAAGAAATCCTTCACGAAGGAGTGCCAATTATTCCTATGATCACTTCTGTTCAGTCAAATCGAAT